TGGTTTGGCCAGTGACGGCTGCGACGAGGAGAGTTGAGGTGGTAGGGCCAACTGCCATCACTGCGATTTTGTTGCAGAGGACTTGATTGCTTGGACCGACTGTGTTCTCGGCCAGCGCCGCACTTGTCAGTCCGAGGAAGAGTAGGAATGCAGCGAGGAGATTGCGCATTGAAGTCTCCTGTTAGAACTGTGAGTAGTAGACCGTGGTTAAGGCGGAAGGTGAACTGGCCACAACTGCACAGAGAGATTGGCCGGGGGTAGAAGTGATCCAAGCATATGGAATGTGATCACTATTGAAAGACGAAACAGTTGATGTCATATTAACGGTGACGTTTGTTGGGCTGGTGCAGGAGGCGCCAGTGCCAAGAATAAGTTGCGTTGTTCCGGTGCCGGTGCCTTCCAGATCCCATCCGCAGATGCTAATGGACTTGCCTGTCACACCAGCAACTAATTGAGTGGTACCATTGCCAAGAGCCCCGGAGATATAAACCTTATTACAAAGAATTGCATTAGAGGGGCCGACCGTCTGGGCTTTGGCTGGCACCAAGCCAAAGAAGAGTAAGCCTATTACCAGCCAAAGCTTTTTCATTAGGAAGCACTCACACAGAGGTAGAACAACTTAGCAGAGGTTGAAGAAGCGTAAGTGGCTGTGAAGGCCGAAGCGCTGACCGCCGAGATTTGCATAGCGGCAGTTAGGGCCATGCTGGCACCCGCTGTCAACTGACAGTTTGGTGCGGTCTGATATGCCGTACCGAAGGTGATGGTGCAGGCGGTGGAAGCGCCTGAGCCAGTGGTGATTACGCCAGCGAAGTCGGTGCCGACAACAGTCGGAGTGCCGGTGCCGCAGGCGCTGATGACGGGAGCCACGGACTTGCGGTTGGTAGTGAGCAAGTGACCGGGGAGGTAGATACCGCCTTGGACAGAGTCGTAGCCAACGGGGCTGGTTGGGTCTTGTGAGACCTGCATGCCTTGGTTGGCGGTCTGGGCCAAGGCTAAGGCAATGCCGAAGCCAAGGATCAGACCTACAGGAGCGAGATAACGTTTGAACATGGATTATTCCTCCGTCCAAGTGATGGTGCCATTCCAGACTGAAGCGTTGGTGATGGCAGCGCCGATGTTAACGCAGATAGCCTGTGCAGCACCACGGATAGTTGGGGGCTGAATGAGGTCTTCGTTCCAAGCTTGGAAGTTGAAGTCAACAATGCCGGGAGCTTGGGTAGAGGTAGTTGGGAACGGCATATTCATCAACTGCGACTCGATGAAGGTGGGCGCCGTATCAACAATGGTTGGTGCAGCAGTCCAAGAGATTGGAACAGCTGTGACTGAGAGGTTGGTAGCCTGTGCGGTGTCGCGGGAGTTGATTTGAGTTACGACACCGGGGTTGGCTGTAGTGGAGGCAGGGGTGCCGCCAGTGTTGAGTGAGACACGGCGAACAAGCTGGATGGAAAGCGTCTGTGCAGCTGTGGTGGTCGTGCCGTAGATGGTGAGACGTTGAAGACGAACTACCCGCGAGGCTGAGCCTTGTAGGCAGATTTCGTCCGTGCTGATGGTTACGACAGGGACAAAGCCAAAGAAGGCCGAGGAGTAGGTGACCTTCGGAAGGTAGCCTGTGGTTAGACCAAGCTGCGGGACTGTGTTGACCTGCGCAAAAGCCGGGGCGGTAGAGAGCGCCCAAGCCATTGAGAGGGCAAGGAGCTTTTTCATGTTCATGTGAATGCTCCTTAGTTTGCGACGGTGACGCCGGGAGGATATCCGCCCAGTGTGGAGTTGGCCGTGGACTGGTACATCATGTCGTGACGGTCGAGGACGATGAAGGCGGAGAGAAGACCGCCAGTCATCGCTGCGGCACCTACGGTGTAGTTGAGACGTAGGAAACGCGGAACGGCGACCAATGCTGGAGGACGCGGAATATCCATGTCCATGAGACGGGCACCGGCTACGAGGGTAGCGAGGGTGTAGACCGGAGTGGTGTACCATGTGGTGAACGCGTTGGGAGCGCCAGAGCCGTTGTCCGTTGCGCCTTGGAAGGCGACGGAGAGAGTGCCAGCACCGCCAGAGGTGAAGGTGGTTGTGACCTGCACCAAGAGCTTGAGGGATGGATCATCACCAATGCCGATGTCTCGGGCACCTGCCAAGTTGGCAAGGACCGGGATACCGCCACCAGTAACGTGGAGGTCAATGACGTTGGTTGAGACTTGGGTACCGACACCGGCACCGATGAGGGAGACGGTAGAGTCGAACTGAAGTAGTGCGTCGAGGATCATGTGAAGCGCTCCTTATACGACTTGAGCTTCGTTGCTGAGGATCGCGTCTACCGTCCGGACCGGAATGCCACGGAAAGTCGTGATCGGTTTGCCGTTGAACTCCTCGATGCGGAGGAGGACGTTGGTCTTGTTCATCGCCTGCAAGTCGAGGTAGGTGCGGATGATACGGTTGCAGTAGATGACCGTACGGCCCATGTCAGCGCGGACTGCGGGAGTGTCCGAGGTCTGGATGGTGGTGGCCGAAACGGGAGCGGTCGGGAGGCGATAGAGTCCGCGAACTAGGAGATTGATCAGGTTCGCGGCCGAGACGCCGGTGAGCTGAGTCACGTCGATGTTGGCAACGCGGACCATATAGCGCCAATCGCGCTGGACGAATCCGATTTCCCATTTGAAGTGTTCGCGGTACGCTTGGAAGGTGTTGCCTGAGCCGTCAGTGACGGGCCACTCACCCATGTCACGCTGCTGAAGGCCAGTCATCTTGCCCTTCGGGAACGTAGCATGCATGGTGTCCACACCCCAGACGCCGACCCACATGGAGGTGTTGGTGGAGGCCGTGCCAGAGCCGTCGAGGACGTTGTTGGCAGTCTGGGAGTTGGCCGTGTTCTTGGTAGAGAAGCGCGGTGCGAATCCGGTGAAACGTTCCGGGTTCACGAACTGATTGCCGTAGATGAGAGTCGCTGCGACCTGTTGCGACATGCCTTCGAGGAACGCGCGGGACTCCGAGAGCCGGAACTCTGCGGTGTTGCCGTTAAGGTCCGCAATGTCCTTGTCGATTACGGAGTAGGTTTCCAGATTGCCGCAGGTGTCCACGATCTGCGCCGTGGTGGACTTTGCGTTCGGAACACCTTGGTTCAGTAAGCGCCAAGTTGCTTGGGGGAGACCCGTACGAACCGTGGTCTTGTGGCCCGTTGGGAGATTGCCTTCGACGACGAGCATATCGTCAAGGATTTCGTTGGTTTGGGACAAGAGTTCGATGATGCTGGCTACTTTGTAGCCGTCCTCGAGACGCTTGGCCCAGTCCGCGTAGGTTAGTGCGGTTGAACCGATTGTTGCCATTATAGGCTCCTATGGAGGTTGTGATGTAGTCTGGTAGTCACCCTTGGTACCTCTGAGCGTTGCTGTTCAACCGCCATGCGGTGGAGCCTCGGGATTGGTTAGCTTGCGGTGGGGAGATGTGGATACATCGCCTGTGCAAGGGAAGGTGCGGGCTTGGTGCCTGTGGAGGACTGACCAAGCGGTGAAGGTGCGTTGCCTGAGACATGTCCGCCCTCGCCGATCATCTCTGCGATTTTGATCATGGCAGAGACAAAGGCAGGGTGTGAGCCTGCACCAGTGTTGTTCATGGCTTCACGAAAGGGTGCTTCGGCAGGACCGAGTTGGGAGAGGAGACGGGCCACGCCAACGAAGTGCTTGCCTCCGGGTTCGATGTCCTTGCCGTAGGTGGCAGCGATTTCATCACGCCATTTGGAGGTCATCTCGGTGAAGGCTTTGATCGGAGCTTCAGCTGCGGCTTTGGCTTGGGTCGTGTAGAAGTCAACGAGCTTCTGAGCCGCGTCTTGGGAGAGGTTGAGTTCCTTGAAAATAGGGACGGCAGCCTCGATAGCTTTAGCATCAAGGGTAACTCCGTCGGGAGCTTTGAAGTCATATTTCTCAGGCGCGACCGCTGCCGTTCCAGTTGACGAGGCCGTGCTCGTCGACGAAGGTGACGCCTCCGGGGTCGTGGTTGTAGCCGTCACTGTCGATTGGTCGATTATCGTCCCGTCCGGTGTCCGGCTCGGTCCCGGCTGTGCTTGCGGCGGGGTCGGAGGAGTCTGCGTCGTTGTCGTATCGTCGGCCATTGGCTTGGTCCTTTGTGGCTTGCTCTTGCATCATGAGGTTATATTCGGAAGGGCAGTAGGTAGTAACGTCAGCGAAGATGGAAAGGCCAACGTTTTGTTGACCGCAGTTGAAGGAGGTGATGTACGGGTTGGTGGGTGAGAAGGGAGTGGAAAACATGGAGCAGCGAGCGAGAAGGTCGTACATCCACTCGCGTCCGGGAGAGTTGGACATGATGTGGCGAATGTAGGCGATGCGATTGGCAATAGCGAGTTCGGCCGCTTTCTCAGCGCGGCGGATGGACTTGCGATTGCTGGCGTCGTATTGGGTCACTTGGTGTTCTCGACGGCTTTGCGAAGGTCGTAGTAGAGGTCGCGTTTGGTTGGATAGTAAGGTGCGGGACGCGATGGTGGAGCGAGTTCGGGAGTGAGTACGATAACGCGCTTTACTCGTTTGATTGTGCTTTTGTGACATAAGCCCATGCGGTGAACTCGGCCTGCGATTACATTGCGTGAAACGCCAAGGCGCTTAGCAATTTCAAGATAGGTGTGGCCTTCTGCATGGAGCCGTTCGATTTCATCGTTCATGACGGCGGTCCTGACAACATGCGTTGGACTACATTCTGCCCGCCGCCTACGTCGATGTTACCTGCGGATGCAGCAGCACCTGCGTACTTGGCGACCATCTCGGCCTTCTGGGCCTCAGCGGCTTGCTGCTGTTGCTGTTGACGGGCTTGGCGAATTTGGAGTAGCTGATCGGGTGAGCGGATCATGCGCGGATCGTTGTTGAGTAGGGAAGAATAGATGTCGATTGCGGTATCGAAGTCGATGTTGTCTGTGACTGCGGGATCAATGCCTGCGATCTGTCCTGCGATCTGGAGGACGCGTTCCATGGAGCCTGAGATCGGAAGAGC